CCCATAATTCAATCATAGTAATCCTAATATTGTGTGTAAATTCCAACCGACAAGACATGACCAGATCATTGCTTGTCCGATTCTGTAATCATCATACGATGATTTAGCAAAAAATGCCGATGCTAATAATGCTATTAAAGATAAAGCAAAGTCCATACAAGTCTCCTTTAGCTTATTGTACAGGTGAAAACAGGGCTAGTCAATAGCCCTGTTGCTCAATACCAAAACTTAATTTTCGAAAGATCTACTCATGAACGTTGACGGATCAACTGTCGCATGAGTAACTGTACTGTGTGCGCCGTAGATAATTTGATTGGGTTTTTCTTCGGTTACCATGAGAATAGCTTTTGTATCAGCACGACGGATAACAATTTCAGTTCCATCTTCTTCTACTACAGTAACACCGCGAGTCCAGCGACCGTGTTCGAGTAAGATCCACTCGCCTACTTTGACGTCTTTTTGTTCTGGACCAATTGCCCAAACTCGACCCCAGCGTGACTTAACACCTTCGCTTTTGCCATCATCACTGAGTAATACAAGCCCGCTAGCAGTTTTTTGCTCACCAAAGTCCATGTCAGTGATTAATACATTATCACGGATCGGAATAAGTTTGCCTGTTACTTTACTCATTATTCTAAACCTTCCGGATCTTGATCTGAAATGTCTTTAACTGGTGCTGTATTTTGACGAACACTAATTTGATCAGGAATCGTATTTGCTGTTTGGATTTCTTCTCTGCGTTTGATAATTTGTCCGCCAGGGCCAATCTTATCTCCTCGAGCGTTAACGCCAGCATTTCCTACAGCCAAAGTTAATTCATTTTGCTGTACTAGTTTGGTCATGTCAATTTCTTTACCGCGTGCAGTGCGATATACTTGACGTTGTTGTTCTTTCATTGCCATATTAATCTCCTAGATTATATTAGTACTTATCTCAGGAATTCCTGCCAGTCTAAATTATATTTGACACTATCTATTTGGTGTACACCCAGTAAAAACAGCACAAAACTAGCCACACTAGATCCACGTCCTACACCCCAAACAATGCCGTTTTCGTTACAGGTATCCACAAAATGCTTGGTCCATTGTAGTAATGGAATCATGCCTCGTTCTTCATAGGCCTCCATCTCGTCCTCTACACGGGCTATTTGCTCTGGTGTAGTACATTTAGCTAGACACCATTCTTCTACGTCAAAATCTCTGTATTCTTCGGGCATAAACCAGTCAGTCTGCAGTGCCTGATCAAAGTCCGCAATATCAATCGAGTCTAATTGTTCGTTGAATCGCTGGAAAGTAAATCCAGCAGTTGACTCCAACTGTTTGATATCTTCTGTATAATCAACAGTGAGATCTTTGAGGTTGGTAAGTTTTCCTTGATAAAGGAATTTGAATATATCTTGTGAATTAAAAATAGGATTACCGAATTTATCTAGGCGCATAGCCTATAGTTTAACTGACCTTGATTAGTTTGTCAAGTGTTTTATCGCGATTGGCCATCAAAGCGGCTAGTTGTGCTTGTCTGCGTTTGCTCATTTCTTCCTTTAGCCCATCCAAAACCATAACCATTTGGCTTTTAACTTCTGGATTACTGGTCATAAAGTATTTTTTACTTAAATCAAAAATCTTTTGTTCAAGTTCATTGTCTTTAAGACTTTCTAAATTTCCAAGTAAAGGATGCATTAGTATTCCCCAACGCTCTTGATAAACACATTGGTGCCTTGATCCACAGTCCATGCTTCGATTACTTCATATTTTCCTGTACTACTGACACTTATAGGAAATGTAAATCCTGTAGCTGGCTTCATAGTTCCAGAATTAGCAGTACTAAAATTAGCTGTGTATGTATTGGAATGATCGGTCGCTATCATAACACGGATAACGCCATATGCCCCAGTTGGCGGCCAGTTTGTAAAAGTAAGAACTGTGTTTGCGCTTAGAGTAAACTTTTGAATTGGTCCATTATTCACGTTAACATTTACTATTCCAGACACTACTCCAGCATTGTAAAATACACCGTTGAACTGACTGTATAGTCCGTTTTGGATTGTGCTACCTATTAGGTCATTTACAACAGGCACAGGTGGGCTAGATCCTAGCACACTGGTCAATACCGAGCTGTTTTCAAGATTGGTAATTTCGTTAGCGGCTACTTCTAGGCCTGTTTTAATACTGGTAAAGTTATCTCTAAATCCTTGACTGTCGTTATCTTGTCCAGCTACTGGATAAGTTTCTATTACTGCTGAATAATTTATTTGGCTGGTCATACTGTTATCCTATCATTTTTGAATACAAGGTATTTAGTACCTACATATCCTGCGACAGAATCTATTGTAAATCTGTCTATGGTGTAATCTATAGTTTTAAAATCAAATCCGCTAAATTTGATGTTTAATGCTATGGTACTAGCGGTTCCCACTTTACAAAAACATAACGGTACTGCTAGTACATAATCTAATTCTGCTTTTTGTCCTGCTGGAATACTACGCATCCACAAGGGCAAATAGTCGCGTTCTGTAGCTCCAACAGCTTCAAGTCTAGTTCTCCAGTTGGTAATACTACTTGGAAAATATTCATTGGTATTTGGATTGCTAACTTCATAACCAGTGCTATCGATAGTAATACTATAGTCTGGTCGAACAGCAGTTGGAGCATCCGAATTTAAATCAACGGTCAAATCGGACCATATAGAATTACTATCATCTACTGTGATAGTTTCTGGTTCTAGGGTTGTGGTTTTTACTGTTAATGGTAAATGTTTACCATTGGGTTCCAGAGGATCTAGCATTTGAACATACACAACTTCGTATACTGGTACACGAGTGATTGGATCTATAGCCACAGCGGTGTTAACTTCGCCGAATATAAAGCGTTTCTTTTTAACGCCCAAGCCCATTGCGCCAACGTAGGCTGCGGCTTGCTCGGTCTGTATACCTGCGTAGACCAACATACTCATACTAGTCTGTACACCAAAATTGCTATCGTTAGTTCTGTAGATACTGCTAGGTGTAAAAATACTGGTATCATTGATAAAGTTTTGCCAAGCTGTACGCTGTGCGGCCTTTAAGAATGGTCTAGCTGTTATGTTACTATAAGGCAGTGTGTTTGGCGTAGTTACATTGATAGTAAACTGTCGGGGAGTAGTGTTATAACCAAACTGATCGCTAGCTGTTATAGTAAATGTATATGCTCTATCAAAGGTAGTTGTACCTTTATCAAATGTAGTGGGTGCCGTTGATTTTGCGCTGTTAGGATCATTTTGATATTGACTACCAGGAAGTTTAGTAGTAAAAGTATCTAAAGTAATTAGACCTAATTGTTTGCTAATCACATTGTAATATTGATTTACAGTTCCGATAATCTCGCCATCGGGATTTAATGTTAACCCTGGTGGGAGACGTCCGTTAGTCACATTGTATATTATAGTCGCCCCGCTGATATTTGTAGTAGCATTAACTGATAATGTACAAATATAATCAGCAGGAAGGCTATCCAATTTGCTAGGCGTGGTCCAAGTAATAATACTGTTAATTTCGCCTATGATAGTAACTGTAAATGTCCTACTATTACTGACATAGTCTTGTTTAGTACCATATCTTGAAGCAGTTAGGGTAAATGTAAATGTTTTTGTAATGGCGGGTTGGTATGGAACAATACCAAACAAGTCTCCGCTTTGAACGTCAAAGGACAACCCGGTGGGTAGTGTGCTTAATGATCCAATATAGAAAGGAGTACCATTATCGATAGCATTGTCTAAGGCAGTGTCTATTGTAAGTCTGTAGCTGTTTGGACCTAGTACATCTACATTGTTAATCAAATAAGCAGTACCAGTAGCATTAGTAACATAATATTCTAATCCAAACCATTGACCAACTTGAGGAACACCCACTGTGTTGGTAATAGTTACAGTATAACTACCAGTAATATTATCAAAAGGAGTAATTTGATGTGCGTTTGTATATACTTCTTGATTGGTAAGTTCTTCTCTAAATGTAACAAAGTTTGTGTCATACAATGCTACAGGAATGGTAACATAGTTGTTGGCTCTGAATACACCTAAATTGGCATTGGTTACCCAGTAGGGTTTTCGAATATAAGTTGCGTCAGCAGTAAAGCCATCCATGAAACCAGTGAGCGCTGTTGAGTCAGCACGGAATTCATCGTTGCCTACAACAAATATTCTAAAAATCCGTTGCGTAGTGTTAATGCCATCTGTTAGCGTAACACGGAATTGATAGTTGGCACTGAGTGTAATTATTCCTTGCGTAGGAACATTATAGTCAAAGAACACATCATCATAAGAAAAATCGTCAAAGCCGTTGGTACTGACCAAGCCGTAGTCAAATCCAATTTGATCAAATATACTGGCATCATAGTTGCCACTGCCAGATGTAGGTGTTATACTGTAATTTGGTGTTATATAACCTGAAATCAATCCAGTTGAACTGAGTGTTAGCCCGGGCGGCAAATTGCCATCATTGCTGGCAATAAAATAATTTAATACACCAGAGGCATTTAGATCGTATGCTTCCAACTGGTATTCAACATAAGTTTGATCCAGCACATACAGTTGTTTTATTTGGCCTTCGGGTGTGATAAATGTTGGAACATTAACTTCTAATAAATCCATAGTGAATGTACGGTCGCTGATCTGACCATTTAAACTAGCACGGATACAAAAACTATAATGTAAATTATTTTTAAGAACAAATGGACTACCCACCAAATGGTCACCAACGAGGAACACGTTGTCCGGCAATGCTCCTGAAATCACTTGATAGGTAACTCCTTGAGCATTGGCCACAGGTAAGGCTATGTTTACGGGTTGCTCGGCATAAAATGTACCAAAACTATAACCGCTTGGCTGTGTCCATACTGTTAACGGCATAGTTTAAATTCCGCCAAAGTCTAATACGTTAGCCGCTAGTCCGCCACCTAATGGGTTTACAAATGGTCCCATGTCTAATGTATAAGCGGCGGATCCTGAATGTTGGCCAGTAGGTTCAACAATGGTTCCCATATCTATATTTGTAGTTCCACTTTGTATTAACAATTCTACAGTAGCATTTAATATACGCAAATCTACACCCCATACTGTAGATTGAACATCGCCTGCTCCTCCGATATAATGACCATTTAAATCTAAATTGCCACCCAACAGTGGATTAGTATCACTAGATAATTTAGTAATGCTTTGGAAACTAACAGTATTAGCATCGTGTGTAATTACAATACTACCGTCGGCATTTGCGGTAAGTGTTTTAAATTCTAAATTAAGTGTATCGGGATTTTTATCAGCAAATATAGCGGTACCTGTACCTAAATTATTAGCATTACTAACAGCCGCTTCCCCAAACAAAATATTAAAGTTAGCATTTACTTTCTGAAAAGCTGTGCGTAAATCGTCACCTGTGCCGTCGTTAGCATAGTTACCT